AGAATATATAACCTTATATTGTATCAAAAAATTTCAAAATGTAAAAGATATAAAAAAAATATTATAATGAAACATCTTAAAAAATTTAAAGAATCTTCAGAATATAAGGGAATAACCATTAAGGATCCTCATTCTATGATAGTTGGTAATAAATATGAAATAATTGAGCCGAACTATGATGATTACGATGAAGGGTTATCTCCTGAAGTTGAAATCGTTGAAGTAATTAAAAAAACAAATCAAGTAATTACTTTAAGAGATATTCAACATGGATTTACATATAATAGAAATTATTCTCATTTATTAACTTGTGATATCAAATTATTATATACAAATGAAAATTTAAGATATTCAAGTTTAAATGAATCATCAACTTCTGAATATGAAATTGAATTTAATGAGAATAATATTAAATTTCGTTATGAAATGAGCAATGAAGATAAAGATATTATCTTAAAAATAGGAAAAAATGAACCGGTTTATCCGCAAGGGATTAAAAATTTATTCAAAAAATCATATTGGAAACACGCTATTGATACAATGCCAAAAGTTAGTAGATTGGAAAAAATGGGATTGATAGAAGATTTTGACAGAATTATAAGATTAACAAAATTAGGACAAGATTATTACGAATACTTAACAAAAAAATAAACAAAAAAAATAATTAAATAAACTATGAAAAATTTCAAATTAGAATTATTCAATTTTAAAAACCGATTAACTTTTGATCAATCAGATATATCTAGTTTGGTAGAAGGTTTCTTAATCAATTATGATAGGTTTTCAGAAAAAGAACTAGTCAAATCAGTAAATGAAAAGCTTTTGAAATATACTTATGACACAGATGTCAAAAGATTTTTAGAAGGGCTAGATACTGAATTGAACACATATCCTTTAGTATATGAATTGAAAGATTTGTATAAAAGAGTCGAAAGAGAAAATCAAGGAATGTTATATAGACAACCTTTAAATACTATTTTAGAGATCATAAACAAACCAACTGACGATTCAAGAATGGAAGCTATTCTCAATGAACTTAGAATATATGATTGGGTTCCACAAATAAAGAGTTTTGTTTTCAATTTAACTAAATCTCCATTAGAAAGACAAAATTTGTCAAATTCTGGTAAAGGTGAAAAAGTGTTCACAATAGTAGAAAAAGTAGACGATGGTTATATGGCTTTTGTAGCAGATAGATGGTTCATGATCAACGATAAAGAAGTTAAACAAATATTAGCTGAGGACTATATCACAGACGATGATAAAATTAGAGAAATTAGAGTTCTTGAACAATGTATGAAGCTTTCATCTATTGAAAATGATAAAATAACTTTCAAAATTGACGAAAATGTACAATTAAGCCTTTCAACAAGAAATGATAAATCTATGTTCATTAACGAAGAAAAACTAGATTCCGAAACTACATTAGAAAATATATTCAATTCACCAATAATTCCTTATTTAAAAAGAGATTATTTTATACTTATTAACACATTAAAAGAAAATCTTAATAATTTGGTAGAACTTGATATAGCTTTAAAAATTACAAATATCCTTAATCCTTATTTTGAATCATATGCTTTTAATTATAAAGATAAAATGTATCTTTATAATAAAGACATACGTACAGGTAGTAGTTTTTATGCTTATGAATCTGTTAACGAACTTATAAATGATATTAAGAAAGATTTAGATTTTGACCTTACTCACTTCTTTGAAAATAAACTTTCAAAAGAAATGAAACAATTGAAAACATTGGAAGATAAAGAAAAGTCAATTGATCTTAAAATTAAAGACGTCAATGAAACAATCGAAGTACTTAAAGGCGAACAAGCTTTAATGGAATCAGATAAAAAATTGAAATTAACCTTTGATAACTTATTGATACACAGACATAATTTATACAAAGAATTAAATCAGGTTAAAGATTTAAAAACTCAATATAAAAAATCTTTAATAAAATAATAAGTAGTCTGTAAAAAAATATGCTCATATTTATTAAATATGAGCATATTTTTTTAAACTTTTTAAAACTCAACAAATATAAGGATCATAGACATTTAGTAAGCAGAGTAAGCACTTTAAACTTTTTATAACTATAACAAGCACATCGAACCAAAAGGCATATAGACCATTAATTTCCTAACACTTTTTACCAAAAAATTAATAAGATGATATGGCAAATTATATCGATGATAATGAACTTTTTTTTGAAATAGTTTTATCAAAAGGTAAAGGCATTCTTAGTAAAAAAGCTGAAAGAATGTTCATTCTTATAGGCGAAAATATGATTCGTCGTAAAAATAATATGTATAAAACCCAAGATGACAAAAATGATTGTCTTCAAACAGGGTTATTATATATGTTCGAGAAATGGATGAACTTCAATGAAAAAAAATATAAAATGGCTCTTCCGTACTTTTCTGAAATTTTTAAAAGAGGTATGGCTCAAGGTTATAATGAGTTAACTAACAAGAAGACTAATCAAGAGAGAGTTACAATGATAAGTATAGATTCTTGTAATGATGGCGAAGGGTTTCATAATATATAAATGAAAAAATATACTATATAATTGTAGAATGCCATATATGGTAATTATTAAGTCGTGTTAACTATCCCAGTCTTCTTCACCATATGGGTCTTCAGGTGTTATAATAATTTTTGGTTTTATAATTTCAAGGGGCATTCTTTCGTCTATAGCTCCACCAAAATGTGCCCCTATACCAGGATTTTCTCCAAAAAATCCACCCCCACCGGAAACAATGAGCATTCCATATGAGTTAAANTCTACTCTACGAACAACCGGAATAACATGATNATAATTATCCTTAACTTTATCTCCACAATTATAATAGCCTACTCTTTTACCCATCAATAAAGATGACATATGATCTAAATATTCTTCATTCCGATCAAAAAAATTAAGTGTATCTCTCCATCCTATGTTTTTTATTCTGTCTGATATATAATCATATATAATATTTATATCTTTTCCTTTATACTTTCCATTTTTAAACCCATTATCAAATTTTTTTCGTATATCCATAGGAATAACTTTAATATTATCAGATTCAATGGATTCTTTAATAAAATCAATAAAGTTTATTATCATTTATGAAGTACTTTTATTTTTATCTATATATATATAAAATATTAAATTTTAGACCTATATTAATTGATATATAATGTAAAGACAATATAAATAACTATGATAAAAAATAGAAAAATTTTATTTAATAAAAAATAGAAAAATTTTATTTAATTTTCGAATACATAAAGAGCTTTATGATTATATGTTGAGTGTATCAATTCAAGAGTATACTACGATGACACAATACATTATAAGTCTAATAAAGAAGGATAAAGAAGATCGTGAAAAAAATAATAGATAAAAATTATGGGGTATAGAGCCAAACCAAATGGACCAAAAACATCTAGTGGAAAAGATAAATATGTTCAAGGTACATATAATATCATAAATCAGAAAAAATATTTGGGTGATCCTACTGTTGTATACTTTCGTTCATCGTGGGAATATAAATTATATTTTTATTTAGATAATGAACCAAGAGTAATAAGATGGAATATTGAGGGTATAACAATACCATATGAAATGAAAGATGATAAAGGCAATTGGAATACTATGAGATATCACCCAGATGCTTATGCGGAAATAGTAGCATTAGATGGTAGTATATCAAAAAATGTTATAGAGATTAAGCCATATAATGAAACAATACCCCCAGAACATCCTAAGAGAATTACTGCAAAAAGTCTTGAAAATCATGAGTATAAATTGAGGACATATTTAAAAAATATTAATAAATGGGATGCTGCTAAAAAATATTGTGATAAAAGAGGTCTTAATTTTATGGTTATGACAGAGAAATATTTTGATGGAAAACAAGTAAAAATATTTTAAAAAAATATTATTTTATGAAACATTTGAAAAAATTTAAAAAAATAAATAAAAAAGCTATGATCATATCAGGATTTCCTGGCATTGGTAAGAGTTATTTTTATAAATTGATGATAGATAGTGGAAAAAAAGTATTAGACTCTGATAGTAGTCTTTTGTTTCATGGATAGAAAAGGGGGTGAGAAATCCAATATTTCCTCAAAATTATATTAACCATATAAAAGATAATATCTATAAAGCTGATATTATATTAGTGTCTTCTCATAATATTGTTAGAGATGAATTAGTGAAAAATGATATACCGTTTGTTCTTATATATCCAAATAGAAATATAAAAGAAGAATACATCAATAGATATAAAAACAGAGGAAGTGATAATAATTTTATAAACTTATTAAAAGATAATTGGGACAAATTCATAGATGACTGTGAAAATCAGATAGGTTGTAGAAAAATAATAATCAATTCGGGGGAATACTTAAGTGATAAAATTGAATATTTAGGAAAAATATTTTAACATATGGCAGATAGTTTTGGTTTATATTGTAATAGACTCATTGGACAATACAATGACAACATGAAAAGATTGGTGGAAGAATCTACAGAAATGATATTTGAATTAGCTATAAAAACCCCTAATCTTCAAGTAAGAAAAACTAAAAATAATCAAATTGAAAAAGGAAGATTTTATCTCATTAAATATAACTATAACGGAAATAAACTTTGGTGTCCAATTTTTGTGATAGANGATAGATATAGTGCTGAACTTCAAAAAAGAATAATATATGCTGTTCATTTAAATTATTTGCCGTTTAAATATAAAATATTATATTTTGATAAGTTATTAAAAATGTTTTCTAAGGTTATTGAAATAAATAAACTAAATATAGATAATGGCAACACAGTAAATGAAGAACAATCATTAAAAATAAATTTCGAGTCTATTTACAATTCACTTAAAAATAATGGAGGATTTAATTATGCGATAACAGCATTTGACTATAGTAAAATAGATGGTTTAGAAAAAGGAGGAGCTTTAATATATGGTATCTCTACCACAATTCTTCAGAGGTTTATTTTTGTTGATGTCAAACTTATTAATAAGAAATTAATGATAGACTATATAAAAGATTCTGAAAGAGAAAAAGAAAAATTGATACTTCAAGAAATTCTATCATCTTATGAAAAAACCTTACAAGATTTTGATGATGATGTTAAAGAATATTATCAAAGATTAAGACTAATGGAAAATCACTATAAGTTTTACGAAAATCCTAAATGATAATCTAAAATTTTATATATAATAAAAATTAAATTTTAAAAATGGCAAGTTATGATAAATATACTGGCAATCAACAACAAGGTACTACTACAAATTTTGGTTTGTTCAATAGAGTGTTGAGAGGATTGTCTACAATGTTTGGTGGGTTGGAATATAATGATATGCGTATAAGAAATGCTTATTCAATTGGAGTTCATGAAGAAACCACTGACGTTCTATATCAACCAAACGGATCAAACATGTATGACCTGTTTACTAAAAAAACCATAGCTAGATTTCTTGATAAGAAATCCATAGCTTATCTTGACAGAACCTACTTAGATAAGAGAAAAATATTAAGACAATATTCAATAAAAGATGAAATCAAAGATTTTATTACTCAAATAGCAGATGAATGTATTATCTATGATGATAATAATAAGTTTTGTTATATTAAAGATTTGCCAGATAGTTTTGATCAAACAATACGACAAAAATATCAAGAAAATTTTACTAAATTGCTGACTACATTCAATTTTCACGAAGGTCAGATAGCTTGGAATTATATGAAAAATCTACTTATTGATGGTTATATCGCATATGAAATAGTTTATGATGATAAACAAAAAAATGTAATCGATTTAGCACCAATGGATCCAATCACATTAATAGTTGCAACTGACCCAAGTACAAATACTATGATATGGATACAGCATCCAGATAATCCTGCTCTTAGGAAAATTTTACTCGACTCTCAAGTAATATACATATCATATTCTAATAATAATGAATATGGTGAAACATCATATGTTGAGAATTTGATTCGTCCTTATAATCAATTAAAAATGATTGAACAAGCTAGATTGCTTTATAATATTAATCAGGCTTCTATTTATAAGAAATTTGTTATACCAGTAGGAGGTTTAACTCGTACACAAGCCGAACAACAAGTATACGAATTAATGAGTGAATATCATGATGATGTTCAATGGGATGAAAGAATGGGTACAGTTTCCATTAATGGGCAAACAAATATACCATTTAGTAAAGATTTTTGGTTTCCTGAAGGAGGTTCAGGAACTCCTAATGTAGAAATTTTACAACCAACACAAGTTAATTTAAATGAAGATATTGTTCTTCAGTGGTTTTCCAAAATTTTAAAGAGAGCTTCAAAACTTCCTTTCCAAAGATTTGATGAAGATAATGGTGGAGGGTCATATGCATATGACTCAAACGCATCTGTAACTAGGGATGAAGTTAAATTTAAAAACTTCGTTACCAGAGTAAGAACAATATTTAAAGAAATAGTGGTTAAACCATTTAAGATCCAGATGATTCTTGATTTTCCCGAATTAAAAGATGATATTGATTTTGCTAATTCAATAAGATTAGAATTTATTTCTGATACATTATTTGAAGAATGGAGACAGTTAAAAAATATGAGTGAGAGAGCTANTATAGCTCAAACACTGAGCTCTTCTTTAATGGACTCTGAAAGTAAGCCATATCTTTCAATCGACTCTGAAAGTAAGCCATATCTTTCAATCGAGTGGATTGTTAGACATATAATGAAATTTAGCGATGCCGATATAGAAGAGAATAATAAATATAAAACTCTAGAAAAAATGAGAACNGGTGGNGGTCCAGAAGGTGGTCCAGANGGCGGCGGATTCGGTGGAGGTGACTTTGGAGGCGGTGGATTCGGCGGAGGAGACTTCGGTGGAGGTGGTGCTCAAATGAGTGCTGGTGACTTTGGAGGTGGTGCTCAAATGGGTGGTGAAGAATTTGGTGGAGGTGGTGCTCAAATGGGTGGATTTGGTGGTGCTCAAATGGGTGGAGGCGCTCAAGCCCCAACAGCCCCACAAGGGGGAGGTGGTGCTCCAGCTCAAGAACCATCATTTTAAAAAATGAAAAAAAAAATGAAAAAAAATGAAAAC